ACAACCAAGAAGAGCAGGAGAGAAGGTCAGAAGAGATTAAACGTTTGTATGCGATTCATAAATTAAAGTGGAAAACTTCAAATGGAGAGGTGATCACTGTTCAGGATTTAGAAATTGGACACTTGATAAATTGCATTGATCTTCTTAAGAGAAACAACGAGGAGGATTATCTACTAACTCGTGCCACCACAATTGAAATATTTGAATACGAATTAAACAAAAGATGAGAAGGTTCTTTTTATTGGCATTTATTCTTATTTTCTCTGTCTGCACCAAACCCTCAAGTAAAGAAGTTTTCGAAACTGGGGAAAGTGCAGGAGAGTATACTCCAGAAGCTGAAATCTCAAAAGTGAAGGAAATTGAAAGGCTAAACCTCAATGGGTATAGGTTTTTTTTGCTTGAAATCGAAGATCAATTAGTTTTTGGCTCAAACGATTCTTGGGTGGTTATTGAGCCAAAAAAAGAGTCGGATTGTATTTCGGATTGAAAAAAACATTATCTTTGTTTTATGTTAAAAATAGAAAACCCAAAGATTAAATTATTTCATCCTTCAGTTAATTATCATTCAGGTGTGAAAAATGCAGAGACTCTTTACAATGAGTGGGTTGAGCAGTTGGAAGATAACACGAGGGTTATTGACGTTCAGTTTCACTCAATGGGGTCAAGTAATTCTAATTCTATTATAAAGGTATTATACATAGAACACAATGAGAAAACCGAAGATAATAAACCTTCCTCTTGAAAAAGGAAAAGTCTACATGACTCGATTTCAAGTCCCTGAGCCGTTTTTGCTAACTGATATAAGTTATAACAAAAACAAAGAAGTGACTGGTTTAAGGGGTGTTTATCAAAACTCGCCACATTTAGGTGTTTGCCCGTTGGGTGCGGATCGTCTTCAGTGGGAAACAAAACAAGAAGGGTGGATTGAGGTTTGTCCTCACTGCAAAAAAGAATTAGAATGATATATTCAAAAACATTTGAATCTCACAGTATTAGCAAGGTATCTGACAGATACAACCGTTGGATATTGGGAGATTACAAGAAAGATGAATTGTTTCAAGGTTATGAGGACAATGTTCCTGATTTGGTAGTTATTCAGTTGGTTAAAGAATTGTCAAAAACAGAACATTTTCTAACAGTGTTCTTTAAAATAAAAGAGAAAAAGAAATGTCAAAAATGAAAGAGATAATACAAGAAGTTAAAGAAATCAATCAACTTGATCCAACATCGGAAGATTTGCGTTTCACAAAAACACTGGAAGAGTGGGGTGAATTGGTTCAGGCAATAAATATGTCTCTTGGAAGAAAAAAAACTGATTTGGATAAAAGTCAGATGCTGGATTTAATCTTAGAGGAATCAGCTGACACTGTTCAGCGTCTTTTATCTTGGGCTGATACTTTGGGTATTAAAATGAGTAGTGATTCTAATGGCTACAATTTTAGTACAATGGAAGTTGCAGAGGTAACTCAAGAGGTGAGGCAAATGCAATACCTCTTGGCAGATTTATCGAAGAACCCAAACGCCACTCTATTTTGTGAAGCTATTCAACAAGTTTCTTTGATTGCTTACATGTATGGTTTTGAGTTCTTTCAAATTCTGATAAAAATCAGAGAAAAAAACAAAAAATGGAGAAATTTGGTGATTCAAAAATCGAAGAATGAACACCATAGAGAAGCTGCTCAAAAAGTATTAGACAACATTAATTCCATGACATCTGAGCAGAGACGATTTATTGGAGGTTCTGTTTCTGATTTAGAAGATTTATCAAAAAGAATTATAGAACTAACATCATAAATACATGCTTAAAATAAGAATGTTTCAACACTTTGATGCAGAGGGTTTAGAAAAAGAATTTGATCTTTGGGTAGAAGATTTAAAGAAAGATGGATATAAGGTTATTGTGGAAAACACAACACAAAGTGTTGGTGAGTATCAAATCATCTTATCCATTCTTTATCGTTTACAAAAAAATGACATAGAAGTGACTCCTGAGATTCCAACCACAGTTGGAGAGTTTCAAGTGACTGAATATGCAAAAGGGAAAACTCTTAACTTTAAACTGTTTTTAACACAAGAAGAGTTATCTTTTCTTGCAGATGAAGGAGAAGAGTTGTTGTTAAACGGTGTTCCTATAATGGAATATTCTGAATCAATAGAACATCTTTCTCATCTAAAAAATATTCGTGTAAAAGGGATTTTACAAAACTTCACAAACGCTGAAAATGAAGAAATATTTGTGGGAACGGAACTTGGTAAGTACCTTTGGGAAAGCTTTTTAAAACTACAAGAACAATGAGAATACTTGAATTAAGTGGCTGGGATGATTTTTCGGTGTTGTCATTTCAAGATGCGCACAGTAACGTTACAGCAAAAGAAGTAATGGACAACTTGGATAAATTTCAACCAGAAGAAGAAGGTGAGTGGGTGTTGAAAGTGCATGAAGTCGAAGGTGAGTTGTCAGCGGAAGTTTCTGAATTTATAAAAAGAAATTTTATTGATTACGATGATAAAAAACATAAATGTTTTTACGTGGAGTCAGAAATTATTAATTAACCCTTAAAACCCAACATTATGAGCTTTTTAATTGGTGGCGTGATTGGATATCTTCTCGGAAGGTATATCACAAGAAAACAAATCACAGGTGATGATAGATTCTTCTAAAATTGTAAAAGAAGGAAATATTACCATTGATAAAGAGTTGTGGAAACAACTCAACGAATCTATGGATAAAGAGGAGATCAAGAAATTGATCTCTTCTGCCATTGATGATTATGAGATACCTATGCCCATGAAGGTCATTGGTTTGGATGATGCTGTTGAATCTTTTAAAAAGATGACAGAGACTTCATTTGAAGATTTAGTGGAGGAAAAAAAGTGGTTTACTCGCTATGAGTACAGCGATAAATTTCCTTTATCAAATGTATTGTTTAAATCCAACACTGTTGGGAACAAAGCTTCGGACTTTTTTATGCAAGAGAACAGATGGAAATGTGATTCAATTAACTCACCTTCTCCTTATCGTTCTTGGACAATTGAGAAATTCCGTTTAACTCTTTTCAATGCTATTTGGTCTCTAAAATTAGAAGAGGTCAATATGGCAAAACTAAGAAGTTGTATTGGTCTTAGAAAGTATATTGCTTCTCAATTCAGACCAGCAACAGCTATGGCTGTTTATGATTTGTTCCAAGCTAAAAATGTATTAGACTTCTCTTCAGGTTGGGGTGATCGCTTGGTTGGGTTTATGGCATCACAAGCTGAATCTTATGTTGGAATTGATCCCAACTCCAACCTTTTCCCAGAGTACAATAAAATGATTGATCTCTACAATGTAGAAGGTAAGTTAATTGAAATGGTAGAAGGTTGTGCAGAAGATGTGGACTTGCAAGAAAAAACTTTTGATTTAATTTTCACTTCCCCTCCTTACTTCACAGTGGAGAGATATACTCAGGAAGAAAATCAAAGTTGGAAGAAATTTAAAAACCTTGATCAGTGGCTTGATGGTTTTATGTTTCCAGTGTTGGATAAATGTTGGAAACACTTAGAACAAGGTGGTCATTTAGCTATAAACATATCAGACTGTTACGCCAAGCATACAATTAATGAAATATGCGACCCTATGAACGAATACCTATCCAATAAGGAAGGTTCTGTCTATGTGGGGTGTTATGGGTATGAAATGAAAAAAAGACCCAATAGTGGGGCTTTAAAAGGAAAAGAAGGTAAATTCGCTGAACCTATGTGGGTTTGGCAAAAAATATAGATTATGAAATTTCAACAAATTTTAATTGTTGCTTTAGGTTTTTTGTTTGGTGTTATCATCACTCTTGTTTTAACTTCAATTGATATTGAACAGATGAAAGAGGAACAAGAGATTCTTCAACAAGAAAATATTCAATTAAAAATTGAGGCTGAATCCTCAAAAGAAGCTCAACATCAAGCTGAACAAGATTACCTTCAGTCTGAGTCTTTATTGATTGAGCAAATGAAAATTAACAAGGAAATTATAACAAAGAAATGAAAACTTCAATTTTTTTAAAAAACAATGAACAAGTAGATCATCTTTTGTCTTGGTTTAATGAACAAACAGAAGATGATTTAGAAAAGTTCTTTGAAAAAACTGATGTTTTTTACAGCACAGATAGCATTTACGTAAGCACAGTTATAAGAATGTTTATGAGTGAGGGGTGGATTCCTGTCCATAAAGATATTTGCAATATTGAAAAATTATATCAATTAACTCTCATTAAAACAGTACCGATTGAAATTGAAAACCTAAAACTAAAGGAAACAATTATTCAATAATCACGTTAAAGAAACCATGAGAAATATACTTGAAGAAATTGCCAGCGAGAGTGGTACGAACCAAAAAATGGAAATCCTTAAAAAATACAAGGATATTCCCGCTTTGGTTAAAGTACTTTATGCGGCTAAATCGCCAAGAGAAAAGTTTTATATCAAACAAATTCCTGAATACACTCCTGCCGAAAAGAGTGAAATTTCTATTATGAATGCTGTTGAGCAAATTGAGGGAACTCTTGGAAAAAGAGTATTGACTGGACATGCCGCTCAAGGGTTTTTGAAAGATATTTTAGAAAAACTTTCAGCAGATGATGCCTATGTCATTGAGCGAGTGATCGATAAAGACTTGAAGTTTGGAATGGGAAGAACCAATATCAACAAGGTGATTCCAGATTTGATTGAAAAAACTCCTTATATGGGAGCAAAATCTTATTCAGAAAAGCTTGTAAGAAAACTTTTTGAAAAAGGAAAGAAGGCATACTCCCAAGTTAAAATGGATGGGAGATACGCAAATGCTATCATTCACGAAGAAGGAACAGTGGAGCTGGTGTCAAGACAAGGTGAGACCACCTATGTTGGTGACGCTCCTTTTTTAAAGGAATTAGGTCTTCTTCAAAACGTGGTTCTCAACGGGGAATTGACTATCGATTGTTACGACCGCTACACTGCCAATGGTCTTATTGCTTCTATTGTTGATATTGAAGGAAAGAGAGCTAATTGCGAAGTAACTTTAGAAGAAACTCAAAAGAAAATTGCTGCATTTGAAAAGAAGCATGCGCCTTACCAAGAAACAATCAATAAGATTCGTTTCACGGTTTGGGATTGTATAACTTTAGAAGAATACTTCGAAAAGAAATCATCTGTTCCTTATGAAAAAAGGCTTTCTAATTTAGAAGGGATGCTTCGAGGAAATGAATCTTTGGACTCAATGCTTTCTATTGTAGAAAATGTAGTTGTTTCATCATTTAAAGAAGCAATGGAGCATTTTCAAAACGCTTTGGAGCGTGGTCTTGAGGGTACAATTTTAAAATCATTGGAGGGCGCTTGGAAAGATGGGAAACCAACTTGGCAAGTGAAGATGAAACTTGACATGAACCTTGATCTTCGTATTGTTGGTTTCAAATATGGGTCAGAAGGATCAAAAAACGAGTTTGTAATATCAACACTAATTACGGAATCTTCTTGTGGTTTATTGAAAACCAACCCTTCAGGGATGAAGGAGGATATGATGAAATACGTCACAGAAAACCAAGAAGAACTTTTGAATACTATTGTGGAGATTCGTTGTTGCGGTTTATCTCAAAATTCAAAAGGCGACTGGTCAACACTTCATCCATCTGTGGAGAAGTTAAGAGATGACAAAGACACTTGTGATTCTTTGGAAAGTGCTAAAGAGATTGAGGAAATGGCAAAAAGTTTAACTTAAGCACAACAATTCACAACAATCCACGTTTAAACTATAACAAATTCAACTTAGAATGAACTTAAAAGGTCTTATTTTTAAATCCGATGACGAGGATAAAAAGCCGTCAAAAAAAGAAGAAACAATAAAGTTTCCTCAACCTGCAATGGCAGAAGAAAAAGAAGAGGTCAATGAACCTTTTTTTGCAGATTTTCCAACTGACAACCCAATCTTCGAAGGGGAGTCCACAGAAAGTAATGGCGTACCTCTATCATGCCAACCACATATTGATAAGGTGGTAAAAATGTATGAAGATGGTTTTGCAAAGCTTAACCAGCAGGGTTATGATTTTTACGAGTTCTTTCAGGCGGTGGTTGTTGCGGGTATCAATAAGTCGGATGCTTATAAAATGGCATTTTTGATGGGAAAAGGAATGCTTCCAACTTTAACTCCCGCTACTTTGGTCAACCAAAGTCAGTTTTATTTGGATGAAATTAACAAGGTTTATAGCCATTACCTTTCGCAAGGTAAAAAGCATGAAACTAAACTTCTTACACAGAAAGATCAAGAAGAAAGCACTCTTCGTTCTGATGTGTCAAGATTGGAGCAAGAGATTGCTCAGAAGCAAAGAGAGCTTCGTCAAGCAAAAGATACACTCAGTGGTATCGACAATCGATATAAATCTCAAATTGAAGATTTGCTTTGCAAAGCGCAAGCAAATCAGATTGCTCACGACAAGTTGGTGAGTAAAATTGAGACGGTTGTTAAAGGAATCGGAAATAACGTAAAATCATAAATCAATTCAAATCTCATGAGAGAATCTACTAAAGTTAGAAATCTTCCAATTTTTGAGAACAATCATTTTGATGTTTCAAAAGTTGGGGATTCATTGGACAACTTCCGAAAGGGAGAAAAGGGGTGGTTTAACATCCTAAAATTAGTTTTATTTGGAGGTCTTGCATACCTATCTTGGGTATACATTCTACCGCCACTATTTATTGCCTTGGGGCAAGTAATCGCAATCGGAGGAACAGTAGCTGCTGTTGTCGGTCTTGTGCTGTTAGCTCCTGTAGTCTTCAAAGCACTTCGAAGATTTGCACGTTTTACACATAAAGCTGTGATTCGTCACGATCCTTTTGGTGAGCTGTACGATCAAGAGCGAGAGATGTTCAAAAACAAAGAGCGTTTTATCTCTTCAAAAGGTACAATCCACAAGCTTCACCAAGATGCTGAGGGTTCATCTGTAAATGCTGAAAAAGAAGCGAAATCTTTGGAGAAGAAAATCACATCATTAAACAAAGATGTAACAAAACTTCGTGTGGCTATTGAAGAAGGGCTTAAGAATGATAAGAACTACAAGTCTTCTGATGAATATGTTCACTTTTTCACGCAGTTAAACAAAATGGCTGCTGACGTAAGAAGAACCCAGCATCAAATGGAACAAGAAAAGGATTTCATCCGCAAGTACGGAATGAGAGCTAATACTTTGAAGAAGTTCCTTCACAAATTGATGATGGTAGACATGGCTATGGAAATCAAAATCGCTGACTTCCAAGCTACAATTAGAATTCTGAAAAAGGATTACGACTTTGCTCAAAAAGCAAGGGAGGCTACAGATGCTGCTAAAAAAGCAATGCTCTTTGATAAGAGTTGGGAGCTTGAATATGCTCTTGATGTTGTAACAGAGACTATTGCTCAGGATATTGCTCGTACAACAAGCAATTTGAATGATATTGATCGTTTGACTGCTTCATACGATTTGGACAATGATTCTATATTTGATGAGTTGGATCAACTTGCAATTGAAATCGGAAATGGCACTCACGCTATTCCTGAGGCTAAGGAGTATCTTAACCCTGATTACATTCCTACACAGGAAGATAGAGCAGCTGATTCAAGTGGTTTCGGACAATTGTACTAAACAATTGCAACAAATCTAAAGAATCAACGTTAAAGAACATAAGTAAACAATTTTAATAACAATTTAATTTAAAAATTCATGGCGAATTTCTTTTCAAAAATGACTGTAGGGGCAAAAATTGTCTTAGGTCTAATCGCAGTAGGACTGCTTGTATGGGGGCTTTCAGTGTTTGCTCCGGGACTTATTGTGTCCGAATCCGTAACCGTTGACGAGTTTCAACTCGATAACAAAAACATTGATAACCAATCAGACGCAGCTTTTATTGAGCTTCCGTCAACAAGCCCTTCAACAGCTGTTGCAGGAGAACCATTGATTCGATTTGCTGGTTATGCTTGGGATTGCGAAATGCCAATGATCACTGGTAATGGTGGTAATGTAACAATGAAAGGCTCTCTTATGGAAAGAGAGAATATTAATTTCGAGTTTGTCCGTCAAGACTGGCTATCAGAGCTAAAGACTGGACAGCTTAAATTCCTTGAAATGTTTGACAAAGGTGTGGCAAATCCATGTGAAGAATCAGACAAAGCTTATGCGGCTATTGTTATGATGGGTGATGGTGCGCCTTGGTATTTGGCAACCGTTCAACAAAAGATCAATGAGGTCTATGGTGAAGGTAAGTACCACGCTAAAGTAATCGGTGCTATGGGTATGTCAGATGGTCAAGACAAGTTGATCGGCCCTCCTGAATGGAAGACCAACCCACAAACAATGCGTGGCTCAGTAATTTCGGTAGTTGTAGGTGATGGTGACTGGGTGGTTCTGCTTAATTATGCAGCTGCTAACAAAATTCCTGTCAACCCTAATACAGATACTTATGATGCCAATGCTATTAATATCTATCCTTCTGAGAACGATGACTATATTAAATCTGCCGAAGAGCTTATTAAGTCTCAAAATGGCGATTTCGTTGTCGAACTGAAAGAAGTTGTTAACGGTAAATTAACAGGTAAGACTGTTGAACGTAAAATTGATGGTTGCGCCACATGGACACCAGGCGATGTCATGGTCTTTGATGCCCTCACAGGTTTTACCGACATTGCATCTACAAAAGATTTTCCAAATCAAATGGCAACCACAATCATCGCTATTGATGAATGGTGTCAACAAAACTCTAATGATGTATCTGCAATCCTTCGTGCCACTCTAACTGCTTCTAATCAGTTAAAGCAATATGATCAATGGAGACGAAGAGGTGCTGAGGCTCTTGCTCAAACCTTTAAGCTTGATGCTCCTGCAAATGAAGCAGAATATTGGTATAACATTTTCAATGGACAATCAGCAACTAAAGCGGGAATCACTTACAACATGGGTGGTGGACGTGTTTTGAACTATGATGATGTTCTTCAGTATTATGGATATGGGGCAGATAGAACCAATAGATACCGAGCTGTATATGAGCAAGTATCAGGTTATATAACAACTCTTAACCCATTCAACTTCAACGAGAATGTACCAAATGGTGTTGTGCCTTACAAGGAAGCTGTAAATCTTTCTTACCTATTGGCTGCAAATGTTGAAGAGGCTGATCGTGGTGTGGCAACAACTTATGATTACACAACCACAAAGACTAACGTTCTTGCAAAGGCTGATTATAGAATCAACTTCACTTTAGGTAGTGCTGAGATTCAACCATCATCTTACGCAGAGCTAAATGGTCTTTACAACCAACTTCTACAAGCTGAACAATCAACCTTGAAATTGGTAGGGTATACTGACGTATCGGGAGACGCAAATAGAAACCTTTCTCTTTCAGAGAGACGTGCTAACTCGGTTGTACAATATCTAAGTAAACGTGGAATACCTAACACTCGTTTTCAAAGTGTAGAAGGGTTGGGTGAAGATTCAACTTATCCAGTTGCCTCTGAAAACAGACGTGTAGAGATTACTCTACTTCAATAACAAACATTTATAAGGGGAGGAGTTTCCTCCCTTTTTTTTATTAAACAAAAAATCAGAAAATGAATAAAGAAATTTTTAAAGGAAGCCCGTCTCAATTAGTTAATGTTGGATATTTTTTTGTCTGCTTATTAGTAGCTTTAATGGGGTTTTCACATTGGTTTTTTATTATAGTCTCTATCTTTATGGTTGGGTGGAGAATTTTAAAAACTAAACTTCACTCTTTTTATATTGATCAAGAAAGAGTGGTTGAAAAGCAGGGTGTCTTATCTTCCGTAACCAACACGACTGAGCTTTATAGGGGTAAAGATGTTCAGTTGTTAGAACCTCTCTTATTAAGAATGTTTAATCTTTCGACAATAGTAATTAAAACATCAGATAAAACTTCTCCAATCATTACTATTAAAGGTGTTAAAAATGGTGAGGAACTTCAAAAATCTATTAGGGATCAAATAGAAAAAAGAAGGGATGTTAAAGGAGTCGTAGAAAGAGATTTTTCTTAAAACACAACATTTTATCTTTTTATTAAACAAAAATAAAACATGAAAAAGTTTCTTTTAATTTTATGTGCTGCTTTGTTCTCAGTAGCCATGCAAGCACAAGACGAACAAGAAAGCCCTTACAGCTTTTACGCTGGCGCTGGACTTTCAATGGCTAACTATGATAGCTCAACATCATTTGAATCAACATCCTATGCTTCTGCTGAAGTGGGTGTGATGAGAGAGAATTTCACCTTTGCAGGTGTTTTTGGAATCTCTTCTTTGGATCAAACAGATTCATATTGGTACGAAGCAAAAGTAGCTGTATCTCAACCACTTGGAGTTGTAGATGGTTACGGAGTTCTCGGTGTTGGTTCTTACGTAGATAATACAAGTTTGTTTTTAGAGTATGGAATAGGGATTTCCAGATCATTCAATGGTTGGGGTGTATTTACGCAAATTAGCAATTGGGATCGAATCAATTATGTTTCTACAGGTTTCTCTGTAAACTTAAACTAAGAAAATGAAAAGTCTTTTTATTCCATTTGAAAAAATAACTAAGAACTCCAAAACAATGATCACTTTAGGGTGGTTTGTTGCGGTGGTGGGATTTTGGTTGTTCTACAGCGTCACGTCAGATAGGCATTTATTTCCAACCTTGGAACAAGTCGGCACTGGTTTCGTTGGTCTTTGGAGTGAAGGCTTAATGACACACGTTTTAAGTTCCCTTTGGCTCTGTGCCAAATCGGTTTTTCTCGCTGTACTACTATCATTGCTTCTTGTTTACCTATCGCCTTTACCTTTGCTAAAACCTGTGGCTACGTTTCTTTCTAAACTTAGATTCTTACCATTAACAGGTATCTCTTTTTATCTTGCAATGGTTGTTGACTCTGGAAGAGAAATACAAGTATGGATTTTAGTAATATTCATGTCCACTTATTTGATTACTTCACTTTTGTCAATGATCAGAGATATCAAGGAAGAAGAGTTTGATCATGCAAGGGCTTTAGGCTGCTCCCGATGGGAGGTTTTATATGAAGTTGTTATCAAAGGTCGTTTAGATTACGTCTTTGATATGATTCGACAGAATGTGGCAATTGTTTGGATGTTTTTGGTAACTGTAGAATCAATCCTCGCTGCTGGCGGTGGTTTGGGTTTTATCATCAAGAACTCAGATAAATTTTTGAACCACGGAAGAATTGTTGCACTTCAAATCATTATTCTTCTCATCGGTTTAGGGTTGGATTACTTTGTTAATCTAATGCGTAAATCATTATTTAGATACTCAAAAATATGAGCTACCAAGAAAAAGATACGATCATCCATTTGGATAATGTCGAGCTGGGTTACGGCAACGGATCGGAATACAAATGTGTTTTGAAAAATGTTAACCTAACAGAGAAAGATGTTATCAGAGAGGGTCATGTGACTGGTCAGGTCATTGCTGTTGTTGGTCGTTCAGGTCGTGGAAAATCCACATTATTCAAAGCTCTTGCAGGGCTTGTAAAGCCCAAAGAAGGAAATGTTTTAATCACCGAATTGGATTCAGTAGATTCAACCGATGCAAAGCATGTTCAAGAGGGTGATGTTGGATTTGTAGATCAAAGATACACTTTGTTTCGCCACAAGACTGTTGAGCAAACTTTCCTTTATGCCATGCGAAAGCTTAAAGTTAGCAAAGAGGAAAAGTTAGAGACAATTGAAAAGTATTTAACAACATGGGGGCTTGAACATCAAAGAAAGCAATACCCTTGTGAGCTTTCAGGTGGACAAAGACAAAGAACAGCTATTATTGAGCAAATTCTATCTTCGGGTCACTTTATGGTCTTGGACGAACCTATTAGTGGGTTAGATTTAATTAACATCGATGATGTAAAAAGAACATTTCAAAAAATACAAAATGAACATGAATTGAATACTATTATTTTTTCAACCCATGACATTAATTTTGCTGTTGAAATGGCAGATAGTATCTATGTAGTTGGTCACCCACAAGGAGTCACTGATTATTCCACTATTGTTAAGCATTACGATCTAAAAAAGTTAGGTCTTGCTTGGTCTAAGTTTGGTGTTGATCACTTAAATCTTGTAGAAGATATAAAAGAGGTCTTTAAGAATTCTTAAAGACCTCTTTTAACAACTCTATTTATGTAACTGCAAAGTGGCTGATAATTAGAATAGTGACTTAATTTTAAAACATCTTCCCTACTTTTTGCCGAAGATAAAGGAATGATATGATCTAAATCCCAAGTTTTACTTTTTTCTAACAAACCATCGCTGGGGTTACCATAATTTTCCCAAGTCATCCAATTTTCAAATTTATTTTCAATATATTGTTGGGATTCTTTAAGAGAACAGCCAAGAATATCAACGGTCTTTGACATTTTACTTTCATTTTCTGAATGAGCAGATAAATCCGTTTTCAGAATTTGAAGTAGAAAATTTTTATTTGATCGCTTGCGTTATTTCAGTTATTAAAATCTAAGCCATGAGATTTGATCTAAAGCGGTTAAAAAGAAAAGGGTGATATTCAAAAGAATTCACCATTTTCCTTGTTTCTAATAATATTTATAAGAAACAACCGAACCATGCCTTTAACAGTAATCAACGACAGCCTCAACCCAAGATGGATATATTACCGAGTAGGTGGTATGTCAAAAAAAATGTGGTTTCAACCAAACGAGACCAGAACTATTCCAGATATAAATTCAATGGAAAGTTTGATGAACGCAGTATCTCTTCGTAAATATGAAATTGCGGAAAGACTTCCTGAGTTTAACTTAACAAAAGATTTGTTTGATATTGGTGGGAACTATTTTAGAGAAATAACACAAGACTCATGCTCAATTTTTGTTGTGCCAAATACAAAAAGTATTCAGTTTAATGATTCAGAAACAAACCAAACTGTTCAAGTCCCTTACAACGCAGCGCAAGATATCGGAACAAGCGATTACACACTAAGTATGTGGGTGAAAATGCCGTCAAGCGCCACAACAGACCAAGCTATATATTGGCAACGTAACACAGTAAATAATTCTGGAATAAATGCTACATGGTTAAATAAAGATGGCGGTAGAGTGAAGTTTCAATTCACAAAAAACACAGGTTCGCCTACAATTTCTTTCACGGCAAACGGGATATTGAACGATGGGCAGTGGAGACATATTGCTATCACAAATGATAGAGATGTTGGAGTTAGAGTTTATGTTGATGGGGTTAACGGGTTTCTTGATGTAGCCGCAGTGCCATTTAGTGGTTTTAATTTAACCCACGCAACACAGCCTATTGTTATTGGAAACAGCACCGTTCCCTCTATTCCTCTTAAAGGTCAAGTTGACGAAGTTATTCTTATGAAGAGAGCTTTATCTGAATCTCAAATGACTTCACTTTATAATTGCGGAGAAGCAATCAACCCAATCAGTGCATTTGGAGATGTTGCCCTTTGGCTTCGAATGGGAGATGGAGATACATTCCCAACAGTAACTGATCAATCAGGAAATGAAGACGGAACGATGACTAATATGAGTGCTGGAGATATTAAAGACGACACTTCTCAAAACCCAGTTTAAATATATATTTGATATCAAGCGGTTAGAAAACTTACAAAATCGTAAACACAACAAAAAAACTATTTTTCCGTTTAACTTTAAAAGGTGTAACTAAAAAATAGTTAATGGAATATTACGCAACAGTATGTGGTAGAAAAGTCTACAGAGGTTCTGAGAATGGTCTTATTATAGAAGAAATTTATGAAGGCGATATTTTGGTTGAAAAAAGGAAAGAAGTTTCAAGAGCAAACTCCGCTTACATGGAACAAAGTTTACCCGTTCAACCCCATGAGATGTTAATGGAAATTACATACCAAAGAAAATAACAAGAAAAGATGCCATTGGCATTTTTTTTATATCTTTGTTTTATGATAAAACTTGATAGCACCATCATCTTAGGTGATGACGATTTACTTTATGGCGCATTAATAAAAGATTAAAAAAGTGTTCATGATTTCAACATCTCTCAACAGGAGATTAATGAAAGCGCAAACATTGTTTACATAAACAAAACTGGAGTTATCAAAATATTCAAAAGAAAATATGGAAAACAAACTTAGTGAGCTTTGGATGGAACTTAGAAAAGAGATCAATGATATTAACTGATTTATTAGAAGAATCAAAAAACCTGTCTTCTGACAGTAAAGTGTTTATCCAACAAGGTGATAAATCTTATCCAGCTACTATGAGAATTTTTCAAAGAGGTCATGGAAGAAAAAATCGTGAGATGCATATTTGCATTGAAGAAAATTCTGAACCGATTGATTTTCCAGACGGGTTTGCAGGAGTTAGAGAACTAAAAAAATTCAAATGAGAAGCAAAGTACTGAAAGTATCATCTATTGTATTTTTCATTTCTTTATTAGGGATGATTATTTTTTCTTCTCCAATTAAAGAATTTTTCTTATATTTGTTGACCATATCAGGTTTGGTGGCAAACATCATTGTTCTGACAAAAACAAAAAAATAACACAATTTATACTTATTAAAATGACAGGATTTACAATTTTTATGCTCCTTTCCATAGGGGTGTTGGTCTTTCTACAAATTAGAAGCGATTATAAAAACCTTTCAGAAGAAGATCAAAACGAAACTCAAGAAATAAATCTTCCAGACCCACGATGCGGAATTGGATGTGACAATAAGTTCTGCGATTTTGTAGATGCCAATGTTACAGTGGGCGAGTTAAAAGATTGGCTAAACAAGCCTTGTCCAAAATGTGATTCAAATCTTCTCACGGAGGAAGATTATGCTCGAAGCCAGAAGGTGTTGGATGCTTATAATATAGCGCAACAAATGACACCTGAGCAACAAAAAGAGATTTTGTCTAAGATTGACCCAGTGCAGGTATTGCAGTCTCCAATGTTTGCTAATTTGACACCTGCGCAGAAATCTCAAATGAAGGACTTTTTATCAGGAAACGCATCAGATGACCCTTTTTCAAATGCAACGACATATATCTCTACTCAAGACGAAATTAAGATTGATTCTGTTGTCAAAGATGAAGACCATAAATACAAAGTAATTCGTGATGTCAATATACAAGAGTGCGAATGGTTGGAAGAAGATATCCCTTTTGGAACAGAACTTTACCGACATTTTGGAACAACTTGGGACAACGTAAAAGAGGGTTGTGTGGCAGTTGAATTTGAAAAAGGATCAAGAGAATTTTTTTCTATTCCAATGGATGCTGTTAAGATTGTAAAAGATGAAACAGTTTAATTCACTTCCTAAAAAGGAAAGTAAATCATGGAGCTATGCAGGTGTGGGGAGTCGAAAGACACCCTTTTCTGTTTTAAAGAAAATGGGTGAAGTTGCCCAAAGATTAGAAAGAAGAGGATACCTGTTAAGAACAGGAGATGCCAAAGGAGCTGATCAAGCTTTTCGTGATGCAGTAGAAAAGAAAGAGGTTTATTGCGCCAATGATGCCAATGATAAAACCGTTTCTATTGCTCGTGAGATTCATCCAGCTCCAGATTCACTATCTGCTTATGCTTTAAAATTACAAGCTCGAAATTGTTTTCAAGTATTCGGAGCTAAATTAGACGATCCTGTGGACTTTCTCATCTGTTGGACAACAGACGGCATGGAACATCACGATAATAGAACCAGACGTTCTGGAGGTACAGGTCAAGCTGTTGACATGGCATCTCGAAAAGGTATTCCTGTGATCAACATGAAAAACAAAGATTGGGAGGAAAAATTGGAATCAATCCTAAACCCAAATGAACAAGGGAGTTTGTTTTAATGCAACAAAATTTTGAAATCAACGTTAAAGTAGATAATGAAATCAAAAGAAAAAATAGAAGTGTTAAAACTTGAGAAGGAAACACTCCTCGCAAATGCTTTTTCTTTTGGAGTTAATATCCCAAGGGAGGATTTTGCTAAGTTAATGGAAGAAGCAGAAGAAAAAGCGAAACTAATTGATAAAGAAATTCAGTCTTTAATGGAAGAAATACACATAATATACGAAGTTGATTGTGAAATATACCCAATCGGGTTTGTTGATAATGAAGAGGAAGCTGAAATTTTTGTTCACGAGCAAAACGTGATTGAAAAAAGAGCTTATGATATTTCTCGCAAAATTGAAGAAGACATGTTCCAATCAGAAGAGTGGAAACCGCCTTTGACTCCAAAGATTATTTATCCAAAATGGAAAGCTGGTATCAGTGAAAGTGAAATCACTGATGAAATGAGATCAGAGCGAGAAGCTATCAGAAATCAAAATAAAGAAATTCACTTAAAGAATCTTCAAATAGCAAAAGAGGTAAGAGAGAGAAAGTATAAAGAGAGAATCCGAATAGTTGAAGAAATTAAACCTTCTGAATTGGAATACAAAGACTACAATCACCTTAATGAGAAAATTGTTGATCTTCTAAAAAAAGAAATAAAAGAAAAAGAGTATGTTTCTTCTCCAAGAAACTTAAGCTTTATGAAAATCGAAAGACTTAAATAATGGAAGAACAGAAAACAACATTTGATACAGCTAAGTTAGCCCTAAAGAAAGGTTTTGTCGAACAATGTAGAGATGGTTATCTTGATGAAGAGTTTCGTGAATCTTGGGACTTATATCTATCAGATCATTATGTTAAAAGATTAAAATCTCAAAACGGTTTCGGATTACCAACCCAAACTTTACTTCAAAAATGGTTGAGGGAAGTTCATAACATTATTGTTGTTGCTCTGCCTTACACAACCTCCGTTGATGGTGTTGAACCTGTTTATATTTGGATGATATATAAGTTAGTGGCATCTACTAAAGAAAACAAACCTTATAAGTCTTACGAAAACGCTCTGGAAGAAGGGTTGAAAGAGGCTTTAAATCTTCTTCCAGACGTAAAACAAAAATAATGGAATTTATATTTTTACTTATATCGATAATCTTCACTCTGTTAGTGGTTTACCTAACAGGAAGATCATTATATTCTCATCAAGGATTAATCAGAGCTTATAAAACAAGCGATTTTCTTTTTCCTATTCATCTTTTTTTTAGTATTTTGATGATAATGCTTATTTTTATAACCCTATGCGCATTTAATAACACTTTTTGGGGATTACCCTATTTAACTCAATAATATGTCAAAAAAAATAAAAGGATTTACAGTAACTTTGGATCAAAGCGTTTCCGAAGAATATGCTGAAAGAGTAAAAGAAGCAATCGAAATGATGGCTCATGTTGTATCGGTTAAACCGTCAAAGGATAATGTCGATGATCAAATAAACAGAGATCGATTGAAGCATGAATTTACAATGAAGATTTTATCTTTCGCAAAAGAATTATAATGAAAAAATACGCACTATACTTCCTCGCTTTTGTTGCAACTTTTTATTTGATTGACTTTCTTGTTGATCAAACATACGATCATTGGTTCAATATATTATTCCCATTGTTTGGTATGGTTTTTCTTTATTTTTCTTCTAAAAGAAGTCAAAAAGGAAGTCCAAAACCTAACTCTTCAACCCCTTGACCCAAAACAGCATCGATTGACTTAACTTCTTTCTTAGTTTCTGGAGATTTAATTTTCCACAACTGTAAAGGCTCATTCGAATCTTGCCTTTCATTTTCAGTTCGCTCCAAGCAAATGTCGAAACATTTTTGAACTCTTTTCTTATATTCATCAGGAACACTCTTGTTGTGATACCCTCTGAACTCGTAAATTTTATTATTATTGCACTGGCAGTCATATATTTCACCTTCAACATAAAAGCTGAAAAACACATCAGTACCCATATATCTTGTTCGAGAGGATATACAGTGATCTGATCTACAACCAGCCAAGAAAAGCTCTCTTTCAGAGGAAAGGATATCAAACTTAAGACCCTCTTTTTTAAACTCATCCATTAAATCAGACTCAATTTCATATTTAGAATCTGAGAAATCCGCTGCTTTAAAGTAGTTGTATTTATATGACATATCATCGTGAATCAAACGAAGCTCTGGGTGTGAAGATGGAATTCTAAAAAACGGAAAATCTTCTTCACCTTCTTTTTCCCTAATCTCATCCCACTGGTTAAGGGTGTCATTTATATACCTTTCACGACCAAGCTTAATATGGTGAACCAAAGCCAATCGATCTTTTTTCTCTAACATAGATGCATAAAAAAACAACTTGTTTTGACTGGTGTTAGAGAAATGTTTTTTAAAATCAGCATCACCCATAAAATCATATCCAAAGAATTTTTTTACCTCTTTTAAAGAAGTAAAGTTCCCAAATATGGGCATGTGAAGGAAATCTCTATTTGTAGCCAGATACTCTGCTTTGCGACCTTTAAAATAAAAATGCCACAGGAGATCGTCAAATCTTTTTTCTTTATAAATTGGATGATCTTTTATACGATCATTAAACTCTTCTTTTATTTCTCCTTGTAAATGGACAACAATGTTCGACACCTTTTTTAAGGTCATTTTTGTCCACCTTCCCCTTCTTCCCTTCATCATCTGAAGACCGTTTTTGTTTACCATTAAAAGCATTTGAGGAGGAAGTTTAAATGTTCTTTTCTTCCCAAAATCACGGAAAAAATTACCTTTTCTCAAACTTTTTTCATCCAGTTTAATTGTTCGCTGTTCCTCTTTGGGGTATGAAAGAGGAATTCCATAATAATTTCCTTTTTCTGATATTTTAACCTCGTGACAAAGAAGTTTAAGAAGCTCCACTCTTTGTTCGATTACTCTCTTTCTAAGACCCATATTCTATTTTTCTGTCCACAAATGTGAACTACCCACCCACGCCAGAGGCGATGGGTTGGGCTTCATGAGTCAACACTCCAACCAACGTTGGCAGCTCTTCATGATTTTTCCTCTCCGTCCCAGAGAAGATATTCTTTAATGCAAAAGAT